TCATCTAATTCGTCGTGTTCAATTGTAAATTCTGCCTCACAATCTTGACAAGTAATCAATTTTTTGGTTCTCCTATGTATTTCTTATATGTTTTAATCCAGTCTGTTGAAATTTGTTGTTGAGCATCTTCCATTGTGATTATACCATCACAAATCATTCTATGCAACTTATTTTCTAGTCTATCTTTGACATGAGCGTTCCAAGGCATTGTAGTGTAGCTTTGAGGCCACAGGTTCTTAATATCATTAGAACCACCGAGTTCTAAAGAAATCAAATGATCAATTTCGAACTTGTCTGCTTTGGGATCAATACCATATTCCTTGAAAACCTTTTTCTTTGTGGCCGAAGAAACATTACGAACAGTTCCTGTGTATCCAGAAAGACAAATCTTTTCCATTGTTGCTTCCTGATCAACTACACCGGGCGTCAAAGCAGGATCAGGTAGAATTGGAAATTCCTTCGCTGATGCCGAACTAATTAATAATGAAAATAATACTTCTAAAATCATAGACTAAATCCTTTAAACGTGTCATTCGTTACGTCCTTCTTAACGCCACCAATGACGTAAGAAGTTATTTCTGTTTCTTGTGGAGCAACTTGTACTTCAGAACCAGAAATCCATTTCTGAGTCCATGGCAAAGGATTACTACCGCCCTTATAGGTTGTATTTAGTCCTATCGCTGTCATTCTCTTGTTAGCGATCCATTCTATATATTCGTTTAATAGTTTTTCGTTAAGACCTATCATAGAACCATCTTTGAATAGATAACTAGCCCATGTCTTTTCTTGTTCAACCGCGTCAACAAACAACTTAATACATTCTTGTTTTGTTTCTTCTGCAATCTTGGCAAAATCTTCATCTTCTTTGACCAAAGCCTTAAGTAATTGCTGAGTACCAGCAAGATGAAGATTTTCATCACGAGCGATTAATTTAATAATCTTGGCATTACCTTCCATCTTCTTAACTTCGGCAAACGCCCATGAACAAGCAAACGAAACATAGAAGCGAATGCCTTCGAGAACATTAACAGACATCAATGCAAGCCAAAGAGCTTTCTTATGTTCATATTTCGACGGACACCAATCTGTCAATCCATACTCAGGAATCTCATTGCAAGAAGATATTTCATTAAATGAAATTAAATTATCATAATACTTGCTGATATCATTGGCACAATCTACGATTTCTTTGATATCCATTAATTCATCAAAAACCTTAGAAGGATTTGGGTATATGTTTCTGATAATATGAGTATAAGATCTACTATGGATTGTTTCACTAAAAGTCCATGTAGTTATCCAAGTTTCTAACTCTGGCAGCGAACATATTGGACTAAAAGCGGCTGTCGGCGCTCGACCCTGTACGGAATCAAGAAGGATTTGTCGCTTAAGATTGCTTGTGAAAATGTGTTGCTCATGAGAATTTAGACCCTTGAAGTCTTTAGAGTCTCTTGAAATATCTACTTCTTCGGGTCTCCAAAAGAAACCAAGTTGTTGATTTGTTAATTTTTCGATCCATGGATACTTCTGCTTATCATATCTAGCAATAGTTACCGGATCGTCAAAAAACAAATTTGCTTTGATAGAATTTTTTTTGTTATTAATATCAAATACACTCATTTAATTATTACACCCGTAATTACCACAATTTTCTTTACAACCATCAAAATTGATAGGACATTTAAAACCATCAAAACATTCGTTGATGGTCTTTTCCCACTTTTCGTTTCTGGCATCTAATTCTGTCGCCAAATCACGGAGATTTTGAGCCGAAACATATCCATCAAGACCCTTTGGCCACCAATAAACGAATCCGTCGTCTGATGTTACAAACTCGTCTTTTTCGTCAGCCATTTTAATAATGTCTTTCATATATTTCTCCTAAAATATTTTTTATCATATTCAAGATAACCATCAGGTACTTCAAACAATTTTCCACTTTCTGGTTCAAGTAAACAAGGCTGCATAGTATCTTTAATATGTACTAGAACGTAAGTTCTTGATTCTAGCTTATCAAATATTTATTTATATGTCAACTTATTTAACTCTATCTCAATCATTAAATTTTACAACTCTCGTAGGATTCGCTTCTATTTTTCTTCAATCTTCCAATCTCCCAACCATATAGATTTTTGCTGTTGGGTCTGTTTCGTGAACAACTATTTGAAGACCATTAATACTTTCGGTAGTAGAATCGTTTGTCATATTCAAGGTATCCTTCTGGTATCGTATAAAGAGTGTTATCATTGGCATTGAGAAGATATGGTTTCATCTCCTCCTTTGTATGCACCACAACATACTCACGCATATGAAGCTTACTATAGATTTCTTCAAAAGTCAATTTTGTTTTCTTAGCTTTCATTGCATTATTCCGCCCAAACTTCAACACCTAATGAAACCATTCTCATTGCAACTTCTCTATTCTTATGATCTGAACCATAAGCACCACACTGAGCAATAATACCAGAATCTTTATGCGTAACACGAATATCATGAGGTGGAATACCTACTTGTTGACCTGTAGGTTTCTCTGTTGACCAAGTATCACGATATATAAGTTCTACTTTGTATTGACTACTGATTGTATCTCTCAAATCTTGCATTTAAAATCCTTCCAGTTGTTATCTTCATTTGGAACCCAACCTTCTCTAAATTTATTAATCATATTATGATGTGTCATCATTGGTTTATCGAACCCAAAATTTATAGCCATTGCGTGGTATGATTTTTTTGTTTCTTTCCACCAATTATAATACTCATCAGCCTTTGCCCATTCTTTTTTTGTTTCATTCGTTGCTCTTGAATGTTCCCATGGCAATTTTCCATGCATCGGATTTTTAGAACCTATTTTACCTTCACTACATTTTTTTCTATATTCATCTGTAATATAACTTCTATCAACTTCAACAGGACCATTCTTTTGTATATATTCTCTTCTAGATTTACCGACAGCATTTGGATTATTTCGTTTCATATTATCTGAAATTCTTCTTCTAATCCATCCGTACAACTTATTGCTTGGTCTATTTGTACACATCATATTTGCAGCAAAAGCTAATTCAAATATTTCAGGATATATTTTTACTAATAGTTGATGCGCTAGATAATGTTCTTCTGGTAACAAATAGACAAGATTACTCCAATCATCAGAACCATTCATACATCTTGGGATGATATGGTGAAGTTCGTAATATATTTGTCCATTTGTTACTCTATTTTGTGCTCTGATTATCAGATTATCATATATTTTTTTATAGTCCATAATTGTTTCCTCCTATGGACTATTTATATTTTACAAGTCTTTACTATATTTTACAAGACTCGCAGGATTCATCTTCAACAACACCAGCAGCCAAAGGTGCTTCTTCGTATTCACCAGCGCCATCTGCAGTGTTCAGATAGTATAATTGTTTGCCACCATACTTATAAAACATCAGCAAGTGCTTTAACATTTCCGACATAGGGATTTGTTCTTCTTCATAGAACTTTGGGTTGTACGAGGTATTAACGGATATTCCTTGATCAATGAACTTTTGCAATACCCCGCAAATCTTAAGATATCCTTCGGGTGACTGTTGGTCCCAAAGTAGGTCGTATTTCTTCTTAAGTTTACGAACTTCTGGTACAACTTGTTTAAGGACGCCATCTTTAGACTGTTTAACAGAGACAAGCGATCTTGGCGGCTCAATACCATTCGTTGCGTTGCTAATCTGTGCTGATGTCTCTGATGGCATGAGAGCCATAAGCGTTGAGTTTCTGATGCCAACTCGTAATGCTTTAGCGCCCAACGAAACCCAATCCATCCTATACGCAGGCGATACGATTTCGTCCAATTCTCTTTTATAGGTGTTTATGGGGAACACACCTTGGCTGTACTTTGTTTCATTACTTTTTGGACACGCACCTTTTTCCTCCGCTAGATCAATGGACGCTTTAATTAAATAATATGACCAAGCTTCTGCGAATGAATGAAGCTTACTCAATCCATCATGATCAATTGACTGATAGCTAAGATCATTACGAGCCAACCAATAAGCGAGGTTAATAATACCGACACCAAGAGGTCGTCTGGCCATAGTGGAGTTTTTGGCAGCAAGAACTGGATAATCTTGATAGTCAAGTAACTCGTCCAAAGCACGAACAGCGAGAGTACAAGGACGTTCGAAATCTGCAGGATCACGAATTTTGCCCCAGTTTATCGCACTCAAAGTACACAGACTAATCTCTCCATTTTCATCGTTAATATCTTTCAATGGCTTTGTAGGCAAGTCAATTTCGCAGTTATGAACTAAAATACCATTAGCATAAAAGTTTTCATTTTTATCTACAGTAATATCATAGACATCTTCTGTATAATTTAAATGTTCAATTTTTAACATGTTTTCTTTTTCCTTCTGAATCTATGATAACTTTAGTTCCAACGTTGGGTCCAACAGTGCCAGTATATTTTTCTCTGTATATTTGTCTCTGTTCTTCAGAACGAAAATATGGATTGAATTTCATATCTAACTCTTTTTCAAGAATAGCAGCATATTTTTTATAACTTCCATCAAATCTCATTGGTCTGAATGATTTAGGAAATCTTATCCCTATCTTTTTACATTCTTTGACCATTGTCTTTTGACCTACAATTCTTCCAAGATCATAACACACCTTTTTACCAATTTCAATCAATTCTTCGTTTGTGTATCCCGTACTATTATTATTTTTTAATCCTATATTATTTTCAGATTGTTTTTTTACCCATAATTCATATTTTTTATCAGGAACAATCCAACCACCGCATCCTCCTGGTTTAGCATTATATCCTTTTTTATTATTCATGAGATCAAATCCAACAATCATCTCTTCTTCTTTTTTCTTACAAATATCAACATTATTATGTTCAAAAATAATTTCATGATCCCATTGATCTACACCATATTTTCGAATAGCAGAATGAAATCTAAATTTACTTCCCTGCCTAACAGATGATAGATGAGATTTCCATCTTTGTTCTAATGTTCGAACAGAGTGACCAATATAACTTTTACCGTTCACTCTGTTCGTTATTTTGTAAACTATAGCCATATAAATGATTCCTTGATAGAAGTGTTATCTCAGAACTATTTATAATAATTTATAAATTATATTACCAACAACTCATCATTTTCTAAAATATTTTGCGCCTCTACATATCCTCTGTTTTTTGTATAGATGCGATGATCTGGTGTGCAAACAATAGAGTTGCCATTTTCATCAGTTATTTTCATCAATGATGCATTCTTTCTAGTCATAGCAGCAGCTTTAATTTGTCTAAATTCATCTTTACCAGTATTATTGTTTCTACTAAGAACTTTCATTTGAATTGTAACATCCTTGATCATTATATCTTGAATTGAACCGTCAATCATTTCAACAGTTACATAAGTTTCTCCAGTCACACAGCAGAGATTTGACTGGCGAATTGGTGCAAGTTCTTTAATGAACGAACCATGATCATTCGCATGGTCGACGTTCTGCAAATAGATACGACCAGTGTTCTTGCGCTCTTCCATGAACGATGAGAATAGGTCCACAGCAGGTATTGATTTCTTTCTGATCGCCGGATCCGCCTCGTATTTTTGATATAGCGATCTGAATTTATCAAGATCAATAAAAAAGCTATCATAAAGACCAGGGACGTCGCTAGGGCTGAATAGAGTAATATTCCCACCAACAAGAAGTCGTTCATACATCACCTTATTAAACTGGACACCATAGTCCAAACCACGAATACGATTATCTTCTGTGCCTTTATTATTCTTGAGAACTAGTAGGTCCTCAACTTCCAAATGCCAGATAGGGTAGTAAAGAGTCGCTGCGCCGCCTCGAACACCGCCTTGGCTGCAGCTCTTAACTGCTGATTGGAAGTGCTTGTAAAATGGGATAACACCAGTGTGAGTAGTATCACCAGCGCGAATGGGAGAGCCGAGAGCACGAATACGACCAGCATTAATACCAATGCCAGCTTTTTGAGACACATATTTAACAATTGCGGAAGCTGAAGCATTGATTGAATCAAGACTGTCATCTGTCTCGATAAGAACGCACGAAGAGAATTGCTTTTGAGGCGAACGGAGACCTGCCATAATAGGAGTCGGCAGCGATATTTCAAAAGTGCTTGTCGCATCGTATAAATCCTTTACCCATTTAAGTCTGGTTTCTTTAGGATAGTTACGAAACAGTATCATGGCAATCAACATATAAGCCATTTGAGGAGTTTCATAAATCTGTCCAGTAACTCTGTTTCTGATTAAGTATTTTCCTCTTAATTGTTCCATGCCCACATAAGAGATAGAATAATCCCTATCGTGATTAATATAAGTATCCAAAACATCCAGTTCAAAATCATCATAAAAAGAAGAAATTTCAGGATCGTAGTAACCAAGAGAAATAACGTGTTTAACATGATCTTTCAATTTCCATGGTAGGTGACTTTCGTATACTTGTTTTCTTAGATGATAGTTGATCAGACGACCAGCAACGTACTGATAACCGGGATTTTCTTCTGAAATAAGATCGGCGGCAGCCTTGATCAAAGTTTCTTGAATATCTGATGACTTAATCTTATTATAAAATTGAATATGAGACTTAAGTTCTATCTCTGATTCGGAAACGTTGTTGATTCCTTCACAAGCCCAACTAACCACTTTATGAAAACGATTTAGATCTAACGGCTGAGTCGATCCGTCTCTTTTTGTTACTAGAATTGAATTATCAATCATCTATACCCCTTATTAATTTTCTATATCCAAACTATCTTTTAACGAAGGAAATACGTTGGTAATCTCGTACCAAGCGTCAGTTGCGATTTCTCTATGTTCCTTCTGGGTTTCTGGTCCCATACGAAGTTGACACCAATGAATATAACTTCTCAACGTTCCATTCATATATAGGCGAGAAACTGTTAACCCTTCCGGAAGAACAGCACGTGCTTGTTCCTTCGCGATACCGTTTTTAATAGCCCATTTGTATGTTTTTTGCACAGAAGTAGTCAAGTTATTTTGAAGTTGTTCCCAAGTACCTTGGAGAGATTCATCATCAATCTCAATACTGTTCTGACGATTTTTCTGATCTTGAAGACGAGCTTCACGAGTAACGAAACCTAAATCTTGTGTTGGATCAGCATAACGCTGAGAAAATTCCTGAAACGAAAATGATCTATGTCTGAGAATTTGTCGGGCGATATCTCTAGTAGTTTCTATAGACATAGTAATACTAACTGTTTCAAAAACGCTCCAGTGCTTATGTTTTATGCAGTATCTGAGTAATTTAGGAGCAGTTAAACTATTCATTTGATTAGATGGGTTCGAAACCCTTGCACAATATGCAATAAACTCATCTGGTGTCATTTTAACACCTTTTTCATTATCAATTATTGGTTGTGTTACCGCTATAATTTTTGCGTTATTCATTTTAAATATCTCTTTCATTTTCATAAAAAGCAACCGCGATTGGAAAACGCAAGCTACCGTCTGGCGTAATATTCTGGTAACGAACCGTTGCCGTCTTAGGAATTGGTTTACGATTCAACAACTCCTTGGTGAACTCCTGTGTTCCCTTAATACCAGCATTGAATACAACTCCTTCTTTGGTCTTGCACTGAACGCTTTTGGCGTATCCAGACCAATTACCCTGACCTTCAAGTATTTCAATGACTTCAAATTCTTCGTCAATAAATTCCTTACGCTTCAACAAACTCTTTGAACGTTTATTTTCGTAAGGAGCATCAATACGAATCATTTGACCTTCATAGCCGTTCTCAAGAAAGTTAGCATATTGCTGATCAAGTTTTTCTGAATTTTCAGCGCTGAAAGTGTCTACCAGCTTGATCACATTACTCTTAAGTGAACCAATAATACTTTCTAGATAAGTCAGACGATTATAAAAATGTTCTTTCCAAACCATATCATAAACATGATATTGAATCATTGAAGCAGATTTGTTCAAGTCGTCTTGAGTTGGTTTGGTTTGACGGGCGATAGAAATCAACTCATTAAAATTGTCTCGTAGCTCATGATTATATAGTTCACCATCAAGGATCAAGTTTGGACTAAGCTCGAATAAAGGAGCTAACTCTTGAATGATGTGAGGGGCCGAAACTATGGGCTTACCCTGTCTTGAAAACAATCCGTTCTTGGTCGCTATACAACGCATTCCATCAAGCTTCGGCTGAGTGAATACGTGCTTCCACTTTGAATCCCAACCTTTATACTTATCAGCAAGCATAGGTTCAATAATCTTAGAACCTTCTTCGATCGTTTCTTTCGAAGTATGATATTTACGATCGAGTTTCTTTTTGTAAAGAGCCTTAACTTCTAGATCGGCCTGTTGATCATCGGTAGTCGCGTTGGCTTTGCCGGCATTCTTACCGTAAACTTCTTTCCATTCTGAAATTACAAGCTTACCACCTTCAATACCAGAGACAGTACGATACTTGTTTCCCAAGCGCTCCATCATCCAAGTACGAGTATTACCGTTCTCGTCGATGTGGTAGAGTGTGTCATACTTAATCAAGATTTTCTCCATTTTGTAAGAGCCAGTTTGGCCGAAAGATCACGGTAAGTGTTTTGATTAATTATATATGAAATGAACTCAGAAGTCAAGCCCGCTAAAATCGCGTCGTTGATATCTTTATGTTCGAAGTTTTCGGGCCATATACAAACTTTATATCCTTGCATGATAGCCTTGTCAATTTTCTTTACGGTTTCTTTATTTCTTGGCTCGTTGTCGTAAACAACGACAAGACGATCTTTCGTAAAGGTGTTGATCGCAGACACCAAATCGCCGCCTGCAGTAGCGATACTGTTAGGAACAAACATACTATCAATTGGGCCTTCAAACACATAAACAGTCCTACCAAAATCAACTCTATCAAGTCCATAAACTTTAGGAATTGAATCATTAAGAACGATTGTAATATATTTGACTGACGAATTAACCAACGCTCTACCTTGATAGGCGTGCATAATTTTACGAGAGTCAATAAAGGGTATAAGAAGGCGAGTTTCATCGCGTTCAAGAGAATCAACATCAAACTTATTAGGTACAAGGTTATTAGTATAATGCTTAAAGTTAGGGCAGGAAAATAAAGTTGCGTGATAAGGTGTTGGGATACGTCTGGCATCTACAAATTTCTTCACTTTATGTTCTGGGGATAACTGACTAACTTTCTTCAGTCCCTTTAATGGTCCGCTCTTCATAAAAAGAGGAGGCTTCATTTTTTCAACGAAAGCTTCTAGATCTTTTTGTTCTGGCGATTTATTGTCTTGAATTCTTTCAAGCAAATATTCATTATAAACCGCTTGATCAATCATTTTAATGAAATTAGGAACAGAAGCGGTAGCACCACAGTTATGACAATGAAATAGCATTTTACCGCTCTTTTCGTAAATGTATCCTCTAGCTTTATTCTTATTTGAATCGGAGTCACCACAAACTGGACAACGGAAATTATAAAGGCTTGCGCTTTTCCGTTTAAACTTGTCCAGTCTGGTTGAAATGATTCCGATATATTTTTGTTGTAACCAATCCATAATATAATCCTATCATTATCATCAACCACAAAGTGATTATACCGCGTTTTTGATAAAAGTCAAAGGATTATTTAATGATTAGTTTTAGAATATTTTGACCATAAGAAAGTAGAAAGAAAATTGCAGTGAAACCGCCCATATACACCCAAATAGTTTTTTCCATTTCACTAATTCTATCTGTCATCTTTTCATGTTGTTCGTTCGCTTCGACTCTTATTTTAGTAATTTCTTCTAAAATATTTTTATCTTCTGAACGAATAGTGTCATAAACATCTTTTAATTTTAATTCGGACGTTCCTCTAAAATCTTGTAGAGCGCCACCTAAATTATCAATTTGTTTTTCTTGTTGATTTAAACGTTGTTCGTGAACAGCTAACATTTTACTAAGGTCTATTGAAATTTCAGTTAATTTTTCGATAGCGTCTTCTATTCTTTCTGCAGCGGATCTTTCAACCATTATTTTCTATCCTGTGATGTTTCGTTTTTTGAATCTTTACCTAAAATGTCACGGAGAGTTTTAGACTTTTTTTGTTGTCTAGGCATTAATGAATGTTTTCTATTTTTTAAAAGCATAGGGCTAAAGCCTTGAATGTTTCCGGCGTTAGGATCCGCTGCAGAAGCTCCAATTGCGTTGGCTGCTGCCATACCATCTTCGTTGATGGGGTTATCTCTAAATGCTTTTGGATAAGTAGTGTCGTAATCTCTCATTATTCTTCCGGCTAGCGCATTGGCTTCATCTTCTTTCATTTGTTCTGAAGCTCTATTTCCGTTGATTCTCTGCTTATAATGAATTAATTCATGAGCAATAGTTCTCATTACGTCTATTGGATGACGTCCTGTAATTCTTACTGTTATTGATGTGCCTTTTCTATCGCCGAGAAAATGGCCGAAAGCGTTTTTTGTATTTTCTTCTTTACCAACTAGGCTTATTCTAGGCAACGAAGATAGACCCAAATGTTTGGCTGCAAAGGAAATAAAATTTTTAACGTCTTTTACTGAGGTATTCATTAAACTTTCCTTAACTTATCAATTATTTTATTATCCATTGGTATAGTATCAGTATCAATTATAGATTCTTCGCCAACGTTATATATTTTATCAGGTAAAACATTAATAAGAATTAAAAAAGGCTTTATGTATTTAATCTGAGGTTTAAGTTTCAGATATAAAATTTTACATAAAGCCTCTGGTCCAAAACAATTATTCAAAATAATAATATGATTAAGTATCAATCTTTCTTTGAGGTCATCATTTTCTATATAACGAGTTATCAGTTTTTTAATATATTTAATTCTGTTAAGATCTTCCATAAAGTCTTCGGTGGACGTGTATTTTGCGTTATCATAATGTTGAGCACAATATAATAAAAAATTTTCTTCAGTCAATTTATCATTCATTTTTAAAAAGAACTTAATGTAGTTCTCACCCAATTGTTACTAGAAATACAAACGTAAAAATGTGTATTATCATAAGCAATACTTCCGGCAATTCCATAAGAAGAAGAATTTGCCGGTGCAATGTTAGATAAAATAAAACAATTTGAAAAATTACTTAAAGGAATTGTTCTAACCGAAGGAGAACCATTAGCAACTGAAGAATTGCTAATGGCGTTGTATAATATAAGTATTTTATCAGTAGCAACAACGTTTGAAGCGTTTGGAAGTTGTGATACTGCTACTGAATTGTTAGACATAATTTATTTACCTATTAAACGTATTGATCAACTGTGTTAGAAGTTACAGTGTTTGCTACACCCGTAACGCCTGTAGAAGAAGTAGTATTCATTCCAATAGAACCCATAGCAACAAGAGTTTCGTAGAATACACGACCAGCGCGTCCGCCTGTACCTTCTGTTCTTAGAACCCATCCAGTGTGCGCAACGGCTGGATTATCAGTATTAACGTCTACATAACCAGTTGCTGTTGTACCTTGAATAGTATGAACTTGACCCGGAGTTGTTGTTGCAGGGGTAAGAGTGATTACGCTACCGCCAGGAGTTGCAGCCAACTGAACACCTGTTGTATTCGCCAAAGCAACGTAATAAACTGAATTACCTGTTAAACCAGGAATAGCAGTGTTACCTGTAGGAACTCCGTAAGTTAACTTATCGCCAACTTGCCAGTATGAATTTGCTGTTGAGAACAATAAAGTACTATTAACTACACCAACCGTATTCGCTGTAATGTTAATAGCTGCCGGCGCAGGTAAATTAGAAAGCGAAGGAGCGGTAATATAACCAGATCCGGCCGTTACGATATTGAGACTTGTAATTTTACCAGCGTTGGTTGTTGTGTTAGCAACAGCATTAATTGAAGCTCCGGAACCACCGTTGGTTACTACCGGAGTAAAATTAGCTGTGTTAGCTTGATAACCAGAACCACCAGAAGTTACGTAAGATAATACAACGTTACCGCCAACAGTAGACATCATAGCTGCATTTACCGCGAAAACGCCGACAGCTTTGTTTGCAACAAAAGCTCCTATAGTAACGTTACCGTACATAGCGGCGTCGACAGATGCTCTTGAACCCGATGATGTATTACCGAAATGTGCATTAGAATCAAAAGAAACGTTAGCAGTTCCTGTTTGACCGCCTCTAACTAACGCATAAGTTCCGATTGGCGCGCCATTTGAAGTTTCTTTTGTAGTAGTGCTGTTAGCAGTTACGCCTTGATCGTTTCTACCCCATTGTGCCATTATTTTTTCTCCTTTAAAGAATTATTTAATTGTATTTATAATTATTGTTTATCTATGGTCAACATATCTAAAAGATACGAAGAATGTCTACTGACCATTTTTTCTTTACCATCAACTATTAAAATATGATGATCTTCAATTGAAGGATTTCCTCGAGTAGAACTAACCACAGCCGGATTGTTATTTACAACAGGATCATATTTTTCGCCGCCGATGTCTATTTCTCCATTGGCGTCAACACTTTGATTGTTAGGGGCAAGACTGAAATCTTGCCCGTTAATAATGATGTTATTCGCTATAAGCGGCATTTTATATCCTTAGTTGCTCATATGAGTTTGCATAAACTTACGTTCAACAGCACTTTTTTCATGAGGTTTTTCAGCAGCTGCGTATTCTTTGTTGAAATCGTTAACGTGCTTGACCGGAACGTGATATTGTTTATCAGTCTGTGGATGCTTAAGTGTAACAACTTCTTTGCCGCCAGAGAAATGAGAACGCGCTGTTCTTACTTGAGCGGGAACATTCTTTGTTTCTGCTTGAGCTTCGTCCTTTTCGCCTGAAGATAAACCTTTTTGCTTGTAAGGCCCACGCTTTGTTCCAGCTTTAACACCACGCTTCTTTGCTTCTTCGTCCATACCGTAATCCGAATTTGTATCATGTTTATCAGAACGATTTGCAATATCATCTCTAGCAGGAGCAACAGAAGGCGCGTCTCCTTCAATAACCGAAGCGAAATGTGCTAGTTCTTCTTCGCTGAATAATTTTTCGACTTCTTCTTCCATTGGCTTCTTACCAGAACGAAGAGCCTTGAAATCAGCAGCGTCTAGCTTCTTTTTATCTCCACCAAGAGCAGCAATTTTCTTTTGTTTTGGAGAAAGTTCTTTTTCTTCTTCCATTGATTCACAAACACAAGGTGATTTGCCACAATTTGGGCAAACAGCTTTCATTTTCTTAGCAGCTTCAAACATATTAGCTGGCTTTGATTCCTGTAGCTTCAGGAATGCTGCTACTAATGGAGACATTTCTTCTTTCATTGATTTCTTTCCTTTTGATTTTGATGGACCGCCGTCTTCAAATTCGCTTGTGTTTCCTATACGGTTGATAGCCGCGTCTGCGTTTTGAGCTATTTGGCTTTTTTGTGGAGCAGGAGCGGCGGGAGTTGGTAAAGGAGCGCCATTTGGTCTTGGCGAAGGAGTTGGAGTTGCAGCGGCTGGTTTAGGTGCTGCAGCGGGTGCTGGTTTTATGGTAGAAGCGGGGGATGAAGTAACAGCAGTAGTTTTCGAAACTGTGGGAGCTAGTATATCCGGAACTTTGCCGTTCGATCCAGGAGCCGGTTCTGGCGGTCTATTTGTTGGCTCTACTGTGCCAACGCCGGTTTGACTATAGTCTGAGTAACTCATTTTTGGTGTATTAGAAGTAGCCTTCGTGGTTGTAGAAGTAGAAGAGGCCGGAGTAGTATTTTGAGATGTTGCTGTATTAGCAGCGGGTTTTCTCAACCCCATTCTATCTCCAACCCATTTTCTAGCGTCGTCCCACAAACTTTCATTTTTAACTGCATTCCAATTACTCTCAGCGTTCTTCATACGCTGTTCATTAACTTTGCGTTGTACTTCAGCAAGAGCTTCAGAAATTGATTTTGTTTTATCAGTCATCTATTAAATCCTTTTTTAAAATTCTTTTTACTATTTAATATTTTTTAAATTTTAATTTGAAACTGTGTCTTTATCTGGTTTCTGTAAATTCGGATTCCAAACAACATCACCGATTACTTTGGTTGGCCCATTACCGCTATCTTCGCTTGGAGACGAACCCTTATCACCCTTAACAATTTTTTTAATAGTGTTTGCGCGTTTTTTACCCTCATCAATAATTTTAGTCTTGATCTCGGCGTTTTTAGCCAGTTTTGATTTTCTATCAAAAGGACTTGTTGCTGAATTTTGTCTAGCAACGTTTTCAATTGTCTTACGATCTTTTGTGCCTTCAGCTTCTTCTTTGATTTTCTTTTTACCGCCATCTTCTGTATTCATACGAGCAGACGGCCCTGGATTACTTTTACCGCCCATAGAACCAATTGGAGTATCTCCTCCAGCAGTATCAAATGCGCTTTCTTTTTTTACTTTTTTCTTTCCGCCATCTTCATCTTTCAATGAAGTTAAACCAGCGTCGCCAAAAGCCTCATTAAATGTTTGTTTCTTGCCTGAATTATTATGAGTTACGGCATAAGAAAACTCATCGCCTGCCGGATCATCTTTATGTCTCATATGTCTGCTTTGTAACATTCCATGCCATTGTTTCATAGCATCTTCATGATTTTTGGCTCTTACTGTGCCACGAACTGAATAACCCGCTTCAGATTTTTTATGATTGGCAATAACATCATAAGCGTCATCATCCCATTGTTCTTTGATTTTCTTTTTACCACCATCTTCTGGTTCCGGATTGCTCTGACTAGAAGTAACACCACCTAAATCAGAAATTTCTTTAATTTCTTTTTCTGCAATATTATGGGTTTTGCTACCGATTTTGTTCTTTATTTGCACAGTTTTATTAGTTGTACGTTGAGCGTGATCGTTCTCGTGAGATCTTGTATCTCCAGGAGGTTTAATATGAACTGGTGGTGTAATAAATTGATTACCGGAAAATTCATGAGAAGGCGTTAGAACTTTACTTTTTTGATTTGGATTTAATCTCAACTGTTCTTTAACTTCTTTTTGACCAGGAGTTTTTACTGATTTGACAATTTCTTTACTCTTGCTTTTTCTATCTTCTTCACTGGCTTCTTCCCAGTCTCCACCAGGAGGCCCTTTTTTCTTGGCTGGATTAACGTTTTGTTCTTTTTCTTCTCTAAGAAGTATATTTCTAATAGCGTGACCTAAACTAACGTATGCCATTATTTTGCTGCCTTTATAGTTGCTCTAATCATCCAACCAAGTTTTTCCAAAGCTTCTATACGGCCTTGGAGATAATTAGTTATACCGTATTTCTTTAATTGTTCTGAAGTATCTGCCGCTTTTGTTAACAAACCAATAATAGCTTTATTGTCTCTTTCAATTTCTCTCAACATATCTATTGGAGAAGGAATATTTAATTGATCTTCTATCTTAGTTAATTCTTGAAAACGATAAAGGCTACCAGGAGCATATGCTTCTAATGTACGAATTCTTTCTGCAATATCGTCAACAGCCTCGAAAGAATCTTCATAAATTGTTTTAAGGAACTCGTGATATTGAGGAAAGTTTGAACCTTCAACGTTCCAATGAAAGTAATGAGCTTTCAAGTAATAACTGAACGTACTTGCCAAACACACTTTTAATTGATCAACTAATTCTTTATTTTGCATTTTATTCCTTTCCTCCGCCACCAGAGCTTCCGCTTTTACCTGGAGGTAAGCTTTTTATTGACCCATCGGCCATTCTAATTTTAACGTTCTTTAATTGTTTAACGTGTCCAGCAGCGTCTCTTATCGCGATTTCTTTTACTACACGTTTAATAGTTTTTGTTGACTGACCCGGAGTTTCTTCTTTATATACTTTATCTAAATTATCAGTTCCAATAAATCTACTGTTTGGTTTCGTAAAATCATCGGAAGTTTTTTCAGCACCCGTATAAGATTCAGCTGCACCGACCTTAGTTTTTTCTCTGGCTTTTTGAACCGCTTTTAATAAAGTGTCACTACCGACTTCGGTTTTACTTGGTTTATTGTTAACTATTCTAGCTTTATTAACTTTACCAACTAATTCGGGTGATAATTCATTTAATGAATCTTCTTTAACAGGAACACAATTAGGAACGGTTTTGCCGTTCTTTTTCTTTGTTCCGTAAGCTTGATAACCTTTCCAACAAGGATTATCCATCATCTTCTTTTCTTCAAGGTCGTTTTCTTCACAATGCCATTTACGTAATGACTTATTGATACGTGAATCCGGATCATGAGCAGTTTTAGCCGAAGTCAAACGTTTCTTCATACCGCTCATACGGGCGCAAAAGCTTTTACGTCTATTTGCTGATTTTGATCCTGGCTTTAATTTTGAAGGTTCCGTTGTTACTGCTGTTTTAAGATGACTTCCCGGATGTTCTCTACGATAGGCCATTACACCAGCTTTTGTTAAACCGCCTTCTGGGTTTTTATATTTTGAATCTTGCCAATTTTCCAATAAATCTTCGTCTAATTGCAGCGCAAATCCGCCCGCAATAAATGAATTGACGCGATCAAATGCAAATTGTTCCGGAGTTCCTTCGAAGGAATCGTTCCAGATTGAATAACCTCTACGATATACTTCTTCAAGTATATCAACGGGTATGCTTGTTTTTTGGGATTTTTTATAAAGCGATAATTTCGCCGAGTTAGTGAGATTCACAACAGAACCTGCAAGTTGCTCTACAACAACTAGCTGAGGATCAAATGTACTAAATTTTTTAACCATTGGAGTTTTCCTAAGACTTATCCAAGAACTTCTTGCAGGTCTGCCGTGGCCTTTTACTGCACTAACATTCTTATTTATAAATTATAATTGTTCAGAAAAATTAACTTATGTTATAGCAGCTACGAACGTATTGTTTGAAGTTCCATCTAAACAGAAATACTTAACATACATCGTATTGTGAGAGCTGAGATAAAAAGATGAACCGCCTGTAGCCTGTGTTGAGGAAACGCCATGGTTGAACTGCTGAGTACCGCCGACATTGTTAAAGATGAATAGCTCAACAACTTTACCAGCTGTCAAATTTTGTATGTTAGCTGTAACAGTTCCTTGATTGGTATGAATATGAACAAAGTTGTCAGTCGAAAAGTCAATCAATACTGTGTTTGAAATGACATTTGCTATTCTTACATTCGGAGGCTTATAAGCTGTAGTTTGTACGGTATTATCAGTAAAAGTAATAGTTGTATTTGCTTGGATGTTTTGGTTAAAGATAACGCTTGTGTTTACGGAAGTAGAACCGATTATCAAGTTTTGCGATGCATTTGCTAACTGAACAGTATAGTTTTGCAAAACGATACCGCCAGCATTGAATCCAGCGTTAGCATTGAACTGTGTATTAGTTCCTGCGCCCTGAGTGATATAAAACACTTGATTAGCGAGAGAAAGCGTTTGATCAGGATTTCCACCTATCACGTCTTGGAATGTAATAGAATTTGCACCAACAATAACTTCATCAATATATGCTTGCGCCCAGCGATTTGTTGTATTACCAATAGTATATGTTAGAGTCGTTGATGGTATAATATCAGAAGCTACATTAAGTAAGTTTGGACTAGAGACTGGATCGTCAAACACAAACTTCTTTGTGGCTGCGTCGTAACGAAGATAGAGACCGTCAGCGATAGATGATCTATTGACGTCATCTAAATGGCGAAGGTTGACTTCACCACCGCCACCAAGTTGCGAATGTCTTTGAGCAAAACGATGAAAATCAGCAATTGATTTTTTAATAATATCTAATTCTCGACGATAAATGTCGGGTATACTATTTTGTTCTGCCGAACCCTTTTGGTCTGTTATTTTGGACAAAGCTTTTACATACTTATTAACAATAGGTTCTTTATCAAGAACTGGTTCCGGCTGTCTACCCATTTCAACAATAACTTCAGATTCTGTTATTGATTTTTCTTCAACAATGGTTTCTATTTCTATTTCTTGAACGGTATTAATTTTACCTACAGCTTTTTGCATACTTTCTAATATGGCAGTTTCTTTTGCTTTCTTTATCTTAAGATCTTCCAATACGTTTTCAACGCCAAAAGCTTTGGCAAATTTTTCCAAAAGAAGTTTTTCGTCGGCCATATTATTTTCCCGCGTTCATACCTGCTTGGGTATCGTTGAATAGTTTTTTTGCATCTTCATCTGGAACGTGAGAAGGAACGCCATGTCTGAAACTATCAAAATCGCCTGCTTGCGCGGCCATTCTCATTTTACTTGAAGACATACCCTCAACTCCTTCGGCGTCAGGATCTCTATCGCCAGCCGACACAACTTTTAATTTATTGAAATTGTAATAACCATGTTTACCAGGAACACCGTTATATTGTTTTAACATTTTAGTAAATTCAGGAACTCTATCAGAACCAACTACGACAGTTGCTTCCGGGTGTCCAGCTGCATGTAATCTACTTAGATGATGTAAAATTGTTGGCGTTTCTTTGGAAGAACCAACAAAATTGGTTTGTGGAAAAAACTTTCTTGCATGCTCTAACTTTTGATCAATACTTAATGGATTCTTATTTGAATCTTGAGAGTGAGAAAGAATAATTTCATGATGAGCACCTTGTTTGTTGGCCAAATCATGAACCTTTTCAATAACTTTTTGATGACCAATTGTAGGACCCGGATTCATTCTTCCGTAAGTCAATACTACTGGTCTTGTATCTTTATTTGACTCTCTTAAGTATTGAAGAAAACTACGTAGCATTAGCAGCCGCCTGTTGTTTTTGGAAAGCGCCCTTCAAGAAATTTTGACGGGCAAATTCTTTTCTGTTGACAAATTTAGTCATTTCACCTTTTTTATTGGCAGCAACAACGCCTTCCGGATTTGTTCCTTCACCACCAATTGAATGACCCCATTGATTGTTTTTGGCCATTACGCCAGTCAATACATCTTTGGCCTTTTGAAGATGATTATGAAGCTCCAAAGCTTTCTTAAAATGATCTTTATTGTCATATATTTCTTGCATCATCGCAGCGTGAGCTTGACGTTTTTTATTTTTTGCTGCTTCAGTTTTTACAGAATCTAAATCTTTTTGATGTCTTGCTTGAAGATGAGCCAAATAACCTTCAACAGAAGGCTCTCCGCCTTGTCTAACCATATCGTTTACATGAGTTTCAATATTTTGACCATGTTTAGAAACAACATCAAAAGCTTCTGGTTTCATACTGCGATAAGTTCTTGTTGCTGCTTCTCTATGACTAAGAAATTCCTGTTGTTCAGCGGGCGTATAATTAGCCGGATTTATTGTTATTGTTGGATCAATATTATGAACATCCGGATGATTACTTAATCTAGCTCTTTCTTTATCATCTAATGGGCCAGCTGACATACCTTCGAGTCCAGCTCCTTTTGGTCCTTTGTATTTTGTATGAATTACAACGCCCATTTTTGCCGCCTTAATTTTTGCTGCATCGGCTGAATCAGTAGGTGTTGAATACGTAATAGTGTTTGGCGTAAAACTATGACGACCACCAGAGGTTGTAATATCAGGCTTAGTATACTTCATATCGCCTTGATATACATCTACGGCCTTTGCGTTTTGTGGCATAATTTTAGGAAGATGTTCAAAAGCAGCATGCATTTTTTTAGCCAATCCTGGAGCATGCCCATAGTGTTTATCGATATCTTCGTGACTAAATGCAAGTTTTGGAGTTTTATTAAAAGCGCCTTTTGTTGCAACAAAAAACTGACCTGTTTGTGGATGATGACCAAATACTATAGAGGGCGCACCATCAAACTTTGTGGAAAAATGAGTCGCCGAATTTTTACCCAATAGTTTTTTATGAGCGTCGTCTAGAAAATCAGCAGCTCTAGCAACACCTTCATGACCGTCGTAAATCGCGTTATCTTCTAAGTGACGAAGATGAGTTAATGGTTTACCTTCAGTTTGTTTAACAGGAGCTTCTATTAAATAAGTTTTAAAATTAAGCATTATTGCGCTCCTTGTGCTTGCATATTTTGAGCGTGTTCGGTGTCAGCCGGACTATAGAAACTTGTACCGCTATGTTCTCCAGTACTATTACCAAATATAGGATGAGTCTGTTGATGTTTTAAAGCCGCTACTTGTTGTGGTGTTGGTTTAGTAGGTGATTTACTATTCTTTACTTTTTTTGTTGTTGGAGGTGTTTCTACAGTTTTCGGATAACTTCCATTTTGTTTAACATCAGAAGTTTTTATGCTGGCATTTACTGGATAAGAGCTGACAGGGTTTCTAGAAGTAGTAGGTCTAGTATCTAACGCTAAATCCATGGGGCCAACTTTAAAAGTTGATTTTCCAGAATAACTGTGACCGTTTAAACCATTTCTTGTAATTGATTTAGTAAGATAATCACTAGTATCATAAACTGAAGCTTCAGGTTTATTTCTTTCTGTAGAAACAAGTATAGATGGAGCTTGATCTTTATGAATATTAGCCATATCTCTAATTAAAGATTCTTTAATTTGATCGTGTTCTGGAGAAGTTGAAGGATGATCTAAAATTTTAGAAATAGAATCATGTAAAGCTGCAGCCATTCTAGTTTTCATTTTTAAATTTTCATTTGCCATATCATTATAAGCTGCTCTTAACTTAGGATCTTTACTGTCTCTTAAATGACTCACAGCGTGTTTACTCAAATTTCCACCAATAACCTGACCATTCGAATTCATCATAGGTTTATAAGTTAATTTTTTATCGCCTAATTCATTAAAATATTTAGATAAAACATCATGATGTTTTGCCAAAGCAGTTTGTTGAGAAAGAACTCCTTCTTTTCCTATATTATTTAAAGTTTCTTGTAAACCGCTTTTTTCTCCATGCATTAATTGATGATGTTTATCAATTATACCAGACATAGTTTTTACACTAGGAGAATGTATTTTTATTGTAGAAGAAGGAGATTTAGCATATTTTAAAGAAGCTCCCAAATGTTCTAAATAAACTTTAGATTTATCAGGTTCTCCTCTATCATTTTGCGTACTAATTTCTAAATCAGCTCCTCCAGACCTACCAACATTTTCTTTACCAATATGTCTAGAATCTGAAACGCCCAAATTATAATTATTTCTAAGATGATTTATAATAGCAGAAGCAGTTTTTTTAGAATCTTCATGCATGTTTCCCATTTCTTCGTCGCCGAAATGAGCTCTCGCATTTCCCAATTCAGGAATTTGCGAAAATTTATTCGGATCATATTTTTGATTTAACATATGCTGCATAGCAGCAGAATGAGAACTTTCTAAATTAGAACCATTTTGTAATGAATTTTTTAAATGATTAATATATTTTTGCAATAAATGATGAGTAAGATGTTCGTTAGCATGGCCAGAAAAAGCAGTGTCAGCTCCTTTAGATTCAATTAAAAAATCCTTAAAATTAATCATCAAACTTTCCTCGTAGTAATAGTTGTTTCCCCAGTTTCTGGGTTATGTTGTACATGATGCGCGTGAAACTCTACATCTTTATGTTTCTTTTTCAAAGACAACATAGCTTCTAAATTCTCCGCTGAATCATCATACAAATGAACTCTTTTATAACCATGTTTATCAATAGCGTCCGATATAATTGCTTTCTTTGCCTCTGAGGGTTTTTTCTTTTCGTTCGGAGGATTACCAGATCTTCTAACGTGAACCTTACCGATATCGATACCAAACTTCATCATATGATGAGCAAATTTAGGCTGATCGTCTAAATCTTGGCGCGCTGTTAGTATTTCTACTTTACGACCTTTATCAGACAATCCTTTCAATTTATTTATGACTTTCTTAATAGGTTTCGCTGATTTACCAAACACATCTGAAGATTTGAACTCGCCAAAATCATATGAATGTCCAGGAGGCAATTGATGAGTATTGAATTCAGAACTCGTCAAGGTTCTAACTCTTTTGCCTGATGAATCTTTGACGTGAACTCTAAGCTTGCTGTTATCGTGATGAACCAAAGTATCGTCTAGATCGTAATAATGAATTTCATGCTTTGGATTATTGGTTTCTTCAACAATAAAATCAGCGAAATCTTTAAACGTTATCATTATAATTCCTATATTAGATTATGGTTTATTTATAGTTTTTAGATAATAAAAAAGGCGAGCTTTTCAGCCCGCCTTTAATTAACGAAAATACGGTTAAGGGGAACCCCACCCATGTTTTCTTAACTATTCCGTGTCTCTTTATAGACTCTTGCCTCTTGCGACGTTGCGCAATACGTATTTTCGTTTGTATTATTTAGTCTTTCTTTTGTTTTTATTTTTCTTAATTTCAATTTTTTTCAGAAAAAAACTTGGAGTGAACCCATCGAATCCGCTACCAAGGTTGAGCTGACGCATAAATTTGCGACAACCTTCTTTGTTGTCGAAAGTTTTGATAATTTGTTCTGTTGCTGTTTCGAAAACCTGATGAACACCGTTATCAACCTTCATCTTATAATTCATGATTTCATCCTTTTTTCTCAGTTTATAGTATACTTTAGATTTTTATGAAAGTCAAGCGGATTTTAACGATTCGGATAAAAAATTTCCAAAGGCTTTTTCTTTTTAACGGCATAGTCGTGAGTATACCAAGTTCCGCCATTCTTTTGATGTTCTGTTTGGTATGGTACAACCATTAAAACGTCACAACTATCAACAATATTTCTATTTCTTTCAAAATAAGAGTATGGTGGTCGATATTCGTCCGATTTGTGAAATGCTCTAAGTTCAGATTTAATGGGCGGATGACAAACAATTTTACAACCCAATTGTTGAGCTATGTTAGCAACTTCAACATCAACTCCAACACAATCTCCATGATGAAGTTCAATGTTGCCAAGAAGATAAATCATACCTTCAAGATATTTTTTAACTTCTTTTAATTGTTTATCATCCATACCGGAACGAGTTCCAGTTACGCCTATTTTATGTATCACTTGACTAACTCTTCAATATGAACAGGTGTGTAATCACGAACTTCAACGCAACAATTTATATAACGTTTATCTTGCATAAGTCCTCTGTGGGCGCCTTTATGAACGTGACCATGAAGATTATACTTACGTTTATACAATGCGCTTTCGTGCAAAGGAACGTGAGAAAGAATACAATCAAATTCCTTGAAATCTCTCCACATGAGTATTTTCTCAAAATTGTTTAGAAGATGTTCACTTTTTCCATTGTCATGATTGCCAAGGATCAATCTTTTTCTTCCGCGCAATCTAGAAAGCATTTGGTGACCTTTACCAAAATAAACGTCACCAAGATGATATACAATATCATTATCCTTAATCGTTTTGTTCCAACGTTCAACCATATACTCATTCATATGATGAACATCATGAAACTCACGTACAGGTCCGCCATCAAAACCTGTAAATTTAAGAATGTTTTCATGACCAAAGTGCGTATCACTTATTATATAAATGTCTCTCATTTAAACCCCGAAAATTTAGATCTATCAAATTTATTTTTTGGTTTAGAACGTTCGTAATCTTCCTCGCCAAATTTAGTATTATCCATTACGGGACCTTCAAGGATATCTTCTTGTGCTGATTGTTCTACATCATAGAGACGCATTTTGCTACGATCAACCCCAAGAACAAACCTACGATTAATGTTGGGATCATTGTATCTATTCTTAAGCTGCTTAACCATAATTTGACCGAGGTCTTGAAGTTCTTCTGATGAGATGAGTGCAAACATAAAATCAGCTGTGGCTGGGAGTCCAAAGGATTCTGATGTATCTTCCAATCCCACGTCGCTGTTCGAATATCCGCTTCTAGTTGTCTGAGTTGCACTGACGATAGGAACATTGAATTCAACTGCCAACCCTCGTAGCTCTTCCGCGATTGACTTGATAAGGGTATAAGAATTGACGAGGGAACCATGTTTAATCCTTGATGACATACAAATGTTTAGATAATCAATATAGATAATATCAGGCACAAACTTCTTTTTCAACTTCAATTCGTTTAGCAGATGTCGAAAGTTGGCCGAACCAGCACAAGCTGTTGGATATTCTTTAATTACCAACTTACCTGTCGTTTTTCTTTTAATTCTAGCAATTTTCTTATCGTATATTTCTTTTGACAACTGCTTAAGATCGTCAACTGTTACATCAAGCAAGTTCGCATCAATACGTTCAGCAATACGTTCTTCGGCCATTTCTAGTGTGATATAAAGAACATTCATACCAGCTGACAAATTGCCCGCCGCGCAATGACACATGAAAAGAGATTTACCAACACCTGTACCCGCCAAAGCGATATTAAGAGTCTTTTTTGGTAACCCGCCTTGAGTGATCTTATTGAAGAATTCTAGATCGAACGGTATTCTATCTTCTTTCGTATGATAGAATTCATAGCGTTCATTCGCGTCTTCAATGAAATCATGCCCAACGTGTGTATCAAATGATACGGCGAGCGCGTCTGATAAGATCTGTGGTATGGCCCCTTTAGAGGTTTTCCCATCACCGTCATCCAATATCCGAATGGATGACATGATCGCGTTGTAGATAGCCTTATCTTGACAGAACTTTTCCGTCTGGTCGCTGAGCCATTCAAGTTTTGTTTCTTTATCTTCCGCGAAGGCACTGATAATTTCCTTTGATTGGTTGAAAACTTCTTGATTGATTCCGTCTTTATTAGACAGGTCGATCGCCAAGGCTTCTTTGGATGGAAACGAGTTATACTTGTTAACGTATTCCTGAACGAGTTTAAAAATAATTTTATGTGATTGATCCGAAAAATATTCTTCCTTAAGAAAAGGAATAACTTTACGGGCGTACTGTTCGTTATAAATTAGATTAGAAAAGATTGTTGTTTCAATCATCAATGATCCCTGATATTAGTGAAATATCCCAATACATAATTTTCTGCAGCATCAGACACGTAATGAATAGAATTGTTTGGATAAGCTATTGAATGAATATACTTTTCTTTTTCAAAAAAGTCAATAGCGTAATAATCGTCGTCTATACGGTTAATTACAGCCTTCTTCAATTTATCGTCAGAGTAATACTCGTCAATGATTTTATTCGACATCTTCATTCTCCATTATAGCGCCAGTCGCCATCTTATACTTGTTTTCAATAAAATTAGCGAAGTCGGTTTCCTTAAAAAGAGTTGTCCAAAATTCTTTATTATCAACAATTTCACTGGCTCTAAATGAAGGAGTGCGAACTTCGCCTGTTACTCTGTCAACAGTCGCATACCAACCAACCTTTGGCTTTGTTATATAATTACCTTCTAAGGCCACATCGAGAAGGCCAGACCAACGGTTAATACCACCTTCAAAAGAAACGGTAATCGGTATCTTTGATTTTTCTTTGACAAATCTAGACTTTTCAACATTGATAACAAAATGATATCCTGCAATCTCATTTCCTTCTTTATCCTGCTGGCGGCCGAGAATCCAAATACTATCAGCGCCGTAATAAGCGCCAGTACCGCCACCAACAATCGCTTTAGGAAACATACCAATTTCCATGTAAGTATGATTGATCGCGACCATAGGAATATCTTTGAGTGAAAGATGAGGCGTAATCATACGAAACAATGATTTAAGTTGCTTTGCACGAGTCATATCGGCGACAGATTTTTCATTCAGCGCATCTTCAACTTCCTTTTTAGAAGCTAGATTACCGATCGAATCAATTAGAATCATTACATGATCGCCGCGTTCGATATTCTTTAATTGAGTCATTATATCAAACTTAAGTTCTTCAATATCCGTAATAGGTGTATGGACAACAGAATTAAGATCAATACCGAAAGTTTCAAAATAAGACTGAGGCGTACCGAACTCTGAATCGTAAAATAGAATTATACCATCTTTATATTTCTTAAGAAAAGCCGAAGCAAGTAGAAGCGAAAAGCCGGACTTGAAATGTTTAGAAGGACCGGCAAGCATTGTTAGGCCCGGAGTAATACCGCCATCAATAGAACCAGACAACGCAACGTTAATCATTGGAACTGATGTTGGAATCATATCTTTCTTAGTGAAAATTTTACTATCAATTAGACTCGCTGTAAGATCTATTGTACTGTTTTTAATAAGTTTTTCTTTAAGTGACATTGTTTACCTCTTATTTACGTATTATTAGTATAACTTATGTTTTGCAAAATATCAACTGTTAATATAGTCATCCATCTTCTTAATGAAGTCTTTAATTTTCTTTTCTCTATCAGGCCAAACAATCGTATCCTTTTCAGGATTCTTCATCAAATTATTAAGCAAAGGCATGATCATTTTGCGTAACCCTTGAGCTTTGTCCTCGACATTTGATTTTATTTGGTTTTGTATTTCGTTACTATCGGAAAATGTAAACCCGAAATCGTCTTCAACTTCTTTATTTTCAATCATAGTTTTTCCTTTTAGTGGTTTGTCTTGATATGGGCAATTTCTTTTACCACAATCTTTTTTATCATCATCAAAACAAACAAAACAACCCCGATCTTGACTCATCCAAAAAAATCCTCCAACGTTGATCTTTGTTCTGCTTCCCAACCAATAACATCGGTTATAGACTTCAATGGTTCCAAAAACGATTTATTGAATTGCATATCACGATCTATATAATTATCAAGGTTAAATTGTTCGGGTAATAGATCAGAAGTCGCGATAACTGTGTCTTGAACGGGATTAGGTATCTTCAAATATGCAAATCTAATTTTATCTCCATCAGAAAGAGGAGGTATATTCGTAATATTATGCTTTTTGAGCATATTATTGAATAATAGAGCTCCCTTAACCTGAATTGGAGTTCCTTTCTTGTAGATATCAGCGGAATCTTTATACTTGTTTATTCCTTTCAATCCTCTTGGAAAAGCTACATCCTGAAACGGTAAAGAAGCAAATTCATTTCTAAATTCCTCAATGAATTTTTGTAGAGAAGCTTGATCCTCGTTCATTATTATACTAAGAGCTTTCTTAATATTTTCGCGGCAAGCATGTGGTGTTGAAGAACGAACAGCTTCAATACCAGACAATTTCAACTTGGGCTTATCATATTGAACACCTTCAACATTCCAAGCGTTAAGAATATACATCTTCTTACCACGCCAAATACCTTTGTTGGCAATGGTTTCACGCTTCATCTGCATCTTCTGCTGATAAGCATTCATCATTCCAGCAAGTTCGTCATAACAAATATCAAGATATGGTTGAATCTTTTTTTCGCAGAATTGATCGATCAACTTAACAGCTTTAAGCTCATCGCTGCCTTCAGGAATCAGTCGTTCAAATGTAACATAGATAGAATCAGTATCAGAAGCGATAACGTAATCAACATTTTCAGTCTTACAAATCTTATTCATAAACTGATTCATCTTATTGATAATAAATTTAATTGTTAATTGACCTGACGAAGTAATAGATTCTGCATTATCAAAGTTAAACCAACGAAAATACATATTAGACAAGGCTCCATAAAAGCTGTTGAGTTGAATTTTTTTGGCCATTTGGAGATTATTATATCTAGAAACTAATTTTTCATCTTCCTTGCTTTTGGTTTTTTCATATCTTTTTTTAGTCTCAATCATCAATTTTTTATATTTCGACCTGTCATCGAACATTTTTTGCATAAGCGCCGTTGCAAAACCATGAGAATCATTTTTATATAAACAACCGTTTGCAGTCAAAGAATAACCTTCTATTTTTGGCGTCGTTTTATTTTTAAATATAAAAGAGTTATCATAAGATTCAGGTCGAATGTCATCTAACATTTTTTCCAGAGTATACAATTCTTCATCAGTTAAATTTTCTAAAATGTTCATTTCTCCACCTAATTGCTCTAGTTACATTAGAATTTATTCGACCATCTTTAGCGTAATAATTCTGTTTAGATAACCAATTATTAAATTCTTCTTCGCTCATATTGATATATTTGTATTTGGTCTTTTTTCTTTGTTCAGATATTTTTTCTAACTTTTCTTTTGAACATGGTGCAGATAATCTATTTTTGGGATAATTTATTTTCATACCCGTCTTTTTTTCTCTCATTTTTTCTATACCTTTTAGTATAGTTTTTCTATCTGCACCGAAATAAGCCTTTCCAATCATATCAACTCGTTTTTTACCTTTTTTAGATTCAACGACTGCAGTTCTAGCCGATTCATATAGATAAGAATTATTGAAAATTTTTTGTCTATACGTATCACCTTTTCCATAAATCATCCAATGAAAAGCCATGGCCATTTTCCTAGTTTTTTCGTCTTCTGATCCATAACGTTTACGAAATATTTTCCATAAAAGTTTATGAGAAATGTAATGTTCTCTTAAAGTTAAAGGAACTACGAAATCATTTGGACCATAAATTGACACGGGAAAAACATGATGATATTCGTATAATTTTCTGTCTATTTCTTTTCTATTTTTCGCTCTTCTTATAATTAAAATATATTTCTTTAAATAATTCATAAATTTACTCCATTTAAAGAGTATTTAGGTCAAACCGCGTCTTTTCTTCTCTCTTTCAATCATTTCTTTTAATGTTTTTTTGTTTATCATTTTTTCGGGGCTAATATTATATTGTTGAATTAAACTTGGGTATAGAGATGTTAAATCAAAAGAAACAACCCACCTACTCAAACCAATCTTTGGTTCCTTGACGTATCCACCAACCAAACTATCAAAATTAGATTGTTTCTTGAACTGAGGAATAACAATACCTTGATCAAGTAGATAATTATGAATAATAACATCCCAAGGACGCACAGTTGTCATTGTATCATTGTAATTTACCTTGGCGTCATATGCCAAAGCCATTACTTGTTCAAGAAACTTCATTTTATCGTCAAGACGTTCAACCAGAACGCAGTCATGAATATTATATTCAATAAACTTTTGAAAGTCGTCTCTATAGAATGTTAGGAAGTTTTTATGTTCTGAGTGATCAATTTTCTTTTCGCCCAATTCAATCTGAGCAATATAATCGAGTTTATAAGATTCCTGATTACCAAATGTAAATTTACGATACAATTGATAATAATCAAGAACAGCTATGCCAGCGGGAGTGAAACTTTGATTTTCCTTACCACGAAATTCGACGGTCTTTTCATCAAGAATAAACCAAGGCGAAAGACGCTTTGCTTCCTTTTCATTGAACAGAACACGAATACGATTAACCAAATATGGAATGTCGAAAAATTCTATATTCCAACCAGTAACAATATCTAGGTCAAGAGACATCCAACAAGACAAAAACTTCTGAAGTAATTCGTGTTCGTCTTGACATTGAATATAGAAAGTTTTATTGTCCTTCGGAGTAAACTTACCACAGCCAAAGACAAAGTTTTTATTATTAAATCTCACTGTTATGGCTGTGATTTCTTTGTCCGCTTTTTGAATATCAGGAAATCCTTCATCAGCGGCGCACTCGATATCAAGAATGCCAATCTTAACCAGATTAGGATCGTAATCAATATCACCTTTGAACGTGTCGTAGATGAAAGTATAAACGAATGAATTAAGCCCGTATATTTCCATATTCGCTACATCTTCATAACGATTAACGAAATCACGAGCATCTGAAATATCATCGAACATCATCTTCTCAACGGGTCTACCATCAAGAGTTTTATATTTACCATTACTTTTTTGAATAAACATATAAGGTTTGTAGTTGACGACTTCTTTAACTCTCAAACCTTTATCGTAACCTTGGTAATAAATTCTATTACCACGCTGAAAAACACTAGTGTAAAACATCAAATCTCCTTTTGCAATCCGGCCAAAATTAGCCCACAGATGCTAATAATATAGTATACTATAGATTATGTATTAGTCAAGCTTCTTGTTTTACTTCTGTATTAAAATAGAAAAACCAATTTTGCGCTTTTTTTCCTCTATACTGTTGTTGTGTAGCGGAAGCGGGTCTTTCGTAATATTTACATGCAATAGCACCAGCATCATATGGAGTTGTTGCTGTTTTAATTTCTACCAACGCGCGATGTTCTGAATGTTGTAATTCCCACCAGACACCATTCAATTGATCTTCCAAAGAAGGCAATTTAGTAATATCAATACCACAACCTTTTTTAATTAATTCGCATCTATCAGCATGTAATTGATGAAGTCCAAAGGCTTTACCTTTATCACCAACTGCCGATGGATTTAGTGAACTTTCCGCATCAGCTTGAGCCAACATTCCACAAGCTTGTGGTTTAGTTAGACCAACTGAAAGCCAGAATTGATATATTTGTTTGGCGTTATCGTAATAATATTTTGACATTATTTAATTCCATGAGCAACTTGATCTGCGTAAGGATCGTAATTCTTATCAGGATACCAAGTACCAGCAAACAATGCATTCTGACGAAATACAGGAATACGTTGTACGTGGTCCCAATCATGAAATGAATGATGTTCGGCGGGTGTTCCCCAATCAAACCCAGAAATTAATCCAACCTTACGACACATTTGTTGAAGAAATGTATAATGTTCGCCATTAGGATCAAATTTACCATTAATAAGCAATTGTAGATCAACGGCCACACCATATCCGTGACAACCCACCTTTTTAAGTTGTGTTGCGCCATTTCTATAACATTCTCCCTGTCTGGCTTGTGATCTAAACGTTTCGCCAACTCTTAATTCGTGACCGGCTTCGTGTGCTAAAACTATAAGTTTAGCAACAGCAACTCTAGTTCCGGGTTCAAGTAAAGAAATATCTTTAATTATGGCTGTAGAATTAAATCTTGGATCTTTTTTGATAACATCGGTGTAAAATGACATAACAATCTCCTAGTAAAAATCTAAGAGTATTTATTCACTTTCCTTCATCATTGATTTATGAACGATATGATAAATTTCGTATCTATTGATACCCATATCAGCCAATTCTCTATCAGATAGATTATTAAGTTCAGATATGGCTCTATTAAATCTTACTATCTTTAATAAGTTTTCTACTATGTAATTAAAATAATTATAGAACATTTGTTTTCCTTTCAAACGCAAAAAAGGGAGGGTTTGCCACCCTCCCAGAAGTAATATGTAATATTCAATCATTTTTCGATTGGAATATTCATAAGTTTCTTTGCTTCAATCATTGCGTCCAATGTAATTTGAAGCATACCGTTAATATACTTTGCATTATTAACAGTAACGTTGTCGTTCAACGTAAACTTACGTTCAAAAGGCTTTTCGGAAATGCCCTTGTAAAGATAATCATCGGTTTTCTTATCATCTTGGTTCAATTTACCTTTGACAATAAGCTGATTGTCTTCAAGAGTAACACTTAGTGCACTTTCAGGGAAACCAGCAACAGCGATTTCAATTTCGTACTTTTTTTCTGAAAGTTTCTTAATGTTGTATGGGGGATAACTTGTTGATATTGTATTCGCAATATCCTTATGAACCTTTTGTAGTGTGTCAAAAAGACGATCAGAACCTACAAAATATTTGTCCATATCAACGAATTTAAAATTAGTCCATGGGTTAGTCATATTTTTCTCCTTTTCAGCAAGATTAAATTTTTATGGACCCTCTCAGCATCCACATATTATATAGGTTACATTAATGAATTTTCAACCCATCAATGCAACTTTTTTCCATATGTTTCCTTACAAAAACAATAAAGAAGCATCTTATCATAATCATAAAGGAACATAGGTGTAAGATTGGCTGCTCTATACTCTTCAGATGTAGCCAACATTCTTTGAAATGAACTATTAGCTCCTGAATATTCAGCGGCTTTCGTTACAACGTATTCAGGAACTTCGATTAACTTGTTGTCACTCAAGTCCAAAGACCTCCGTAATATTTACCGAAGAGCCTAAAGCCATTGTTGGCGCGATTATTTAACTCTTCGTATTTTTCTTTATTAAAGAAATTAGTTTCGTGATCATAATACTGATCACAGAAATCTTCATCAAGAACAGTTGAAAATGCATAAATCATTTCATCAACAACCCATTCCCAACGCCGATGATATAAATCATCAAAATCCGATTCGTTTTCTATTGGTTCCGCTAGCGGAACGTGTGGTTTCGCTGCGGTTGAGCGAAGATTCTCCGGAACATCTTCATCATCAACAAATCCAGAACTATGTTTATTATCACGAATATTAACAAGAATGGGATGAATGATCAAAGCCATAGTATGATCAGCATTCCAAATATCATAATCGTCGATACGTATCTTGATCTTACGTTTTCTTTTTGAATAAATTTGGTTTAAAAACTTATTAACCCAAGTTTCGGCCAACCAATCGCCTATATCGTCGCATTTCTGCGCCGACACTCCAACATATTTAAGAAGGTCCACGATCTGATAAGGACCCCAAAAATTTTTATAAGGACCAATATTCACTTTCATAACAAAAACCTTTCTTAAGGAATTATAACTTTACGATCCGGATTAACAGGAGCAATTGTTCTTATGGTCCAGAAGTCTGAACATAGATTTGGATCGGTAATATAATCATAAGGAAAATAACAATAACCTTTATCACCCCAATCTTTGGACCAACTATTTAAAACTGTAAATTTTCTTGTATTATCATCATAACCAACGATAAGAATAGCATGACCGCCAGCCGATCTTGAGTTAGGAGTTGGCATTGGTACAATACCCGTTCTAGCCACTTCGTCTCCTTCAAATTCCTGAAAGATATTAGCACCAAATACAACTGGATAACCTTCATGAAGGCACATCTTTATTTCATTTTCGGTTTGTTCAACAGTCATGTATTGGCTTGCTTCATCTTGTATAGCGTCTTTATAAGATTGTTCTGTTGGTTTATCTTTAAACTTACTTTCAACATAAGGCCAATCAGTTTCAATAGGAGCGCCATATGTTCCTAATACTTTAGCACCGTCTCTTATTTCAGCACCAGCATCTTCATCAACAGTGCCTTCCATTAATCTTTCATTATAATAAACAAAGAGCCTTGATAATTCCATATCAGGTAAGCCCTGTTTAATTCTTGCAATTCTGTTTGCCATTGTTAAAGCCTGAGCAGTACAAGAACCTAATTCGCCTTGATCCAAAACTTCCGGAATAATAGGTCTTAGATCGACTGATGAAGGTAGAGACTTATAGACAACAGGATTAACTGTTTTAAGTCTAAAGTCTCTACTGTCTGGTTTAGATTGTTTCCAACCGTAATTTCTAGTAACCATAGTGGTACTCCTTTAAAAAGAACTACCACTATTTATTCTAAATTATTTTGTAGGAACCGGAGAAGCAGGGGCCTTTGGTACGAGGTTAATCAAGCCCTCAATAATTCCCGGCGAGACAAACATAGGAAGACCGTGCTTATCCATACCGCTTGCCAATCCACGCTGAACATCAAGCTGTGCAGTGGCCTGAAGAGTTGCCATGACCGGACCAAGCTTGGCTGCTTCATAGAAGTTATTGACAGTACGCTGAACTTCACTGTCAAATTCAAAAGTATCGGCCCAACCAATAAAGTTGATAGTGATACCAAAGTTCTTGAAATATGCCCTAACGTTCTTCTCGATATCGTCCATCATTGGTACATAATCTTCGTTGGCTTTATCGAAAGTACGACGACCAATTTCGTTACAAACCAGAGTCTGAACCTTCTTACGACCAACATCGTCCATTACACTCCAAAGGCTACGACCATAATAAACGCTCTGAAAGATAACCTGTGGATCGTTTGGATTGCCCTTTGGCTGCTGAACACCGAAGTTATAAAGAAACTTGGCTGCATCCTGCTCGGCAACACTGGCGGCAATACTAACGCCTGCAGTAATATTCAAACCTTCCTTGGACTGACAAGGAAAAGACTGATCAGTGTTTGAGCTGCCACGTTCCCTCGACTTAACCCATTCATGAGAATAAGGAGTACGATCAACAATATACAAGCGACCCGTTGGAACATAATAATCCCATCCATAATAACCGCCTGTGTTGGCCAACTTCGCGTGAGGAATTACGAAACGCTTTGAAGCAATCTTACGTTCGTTATAATACTCTTCACTTTCAAACTGAGCCTGACTGTCCTTATTGGCGCCGGCATCAGGAACCCAAAACGCTGTCTGGTTGGGAAGAATTGTATACGCTTCGGTCTTATCAGTCGTATCAGCGTAAGCCCATGCTCGATCAGACTGATATGTAAACACCATAAAGGCTAGAGAGGCGCTAATCGCAGCTGTAATCAAATTCTTTGTTGGCTTGAACCAGATAGCCACCAAAACAATAATAAGAGCAATACTAAACAATGCATTCACACCACTAAAAAACGAGAACGTGTAAACTGTCTGTAGATATGCCATATCGCTATTACCAAACTGATTGCTAGCAACTCGACCAGTTACAAGAGTGGCGATTGGAGTATAGAGATTCGTCAAGAAACTATAAAACGCCAAAACAACCAGTGAACCAAAAACTCGATTAAACATTTAATTTCCTTTCATATCATATCAATTAGTCTTCAACGCGACGGAAGCCCTCCGGAGTATACTCGCGCTGGCGACGAACATGATAAGTTCCCTTATCGAACAAAATAGGCTCATGAGTGTCAGTCGAACGAAGATGTTCGAGAGTAGTAGGCTCATTGACAACCAAGAGGCAATCCATGATCGAATCAGGCAGACGATACATGGTAACCGTATCAGCATCCATTACGTGATGGTGGCCGGTTTCGGAATGAGTGACAATGTTCTTACCGTTTTCAGGATCAACCTTGATCACATCAGCAGGGAGGGAATCGACACGACGAATGTAGATATCACCCTGAGCACAAACATTCTTAAAAGTACGCATTATAAGTTCTCCTTTTTAGGTACGTTTACATTATATACTTAGTTTGATTAAAAGTCAAGTACGAATTTCCGGAGGAATAAAGCTCTTTTTATCCATTCCCCAAGTCCAAGCTTGTGCCTCAAGCGCAGTCTTCATTTCCGGAGGAACCGGAAGAGCAAACTCACGCTTGGTGCCGCAAAGAACATGAAGGAACTTTTCTTTGCCAATGTCCGGAATGTTGACCTCGATCAATTCGCCAATTTCAGGATCGCCGTCCTTGTCGATAACCTTACCCTTCAACTGACGAATAACGTTAGCCCAACCAAGGATTTCCATCGCACAACGACGCTGCTCGATGTTGGCCCACTTGATGGCAATCGTCGGAGTAAGGCTAGCCTTATCCTCAATCCATTCAGAAGGAACGTGAACGCCATGCCAGCAATAGACCGAGAAACCATCACGATAACGGATCGAAGGACCGTCTTCACAATGCAAACGGTTTTCGTTGTCACGCTTGAGAATTTCAGGACGATCAGTGATGATAGCAATGTCCTTATACGCCCAAAACCAACCAGCGGACTTGGTAACACGAGTCAGAGGCTCAAGCTTCTTCGTACAATCAAGACCACAAACACGATCAAAGAAGTTGTAGAAAGAAATCCAACCAGCGTCATGCTGACCATAACCGGAAGCGTGGATATAGTTCTTAACAGTCTTCTTCTCTTTAAGAACTTCAACTTCGGCGTTAACAGCTTCGGTAAATTCCTTGGGCTCAAGGTTACCATACTTCTTCATGAACTTCTTGTCATTAAGAACATTGGCAGCGATACAGCCCTCGTAAGGCGAAGCAAAATGGAAGATGATCTTCGGCGGATCAAGACCGACAACAACATAAGCGTCGTTCAGACCTTCATCAGCAGTCTTCCAATCGGCGGGTTCAGTAGACAATCCGTAAGCGATAAACTCGTCACGAATAACAGGAATCATGGCTTCCTGCTCAGGCGTAAGCTTCTCAATCTTGTCAGTCATATTTTAGTTCTCTTTCACAGTTTCAATAATAAGATTATAGCTCGGGTTCATTTTAAAGTCAACTGATATTAGATCACTCGAAACACTCCTGATCGTAAACAGGACGACCAAAGCGATCATAACCGATCAGACATTCGACTGGCGGTCGCTGGTTATTAAGAATAATTGCCCCAACGATACCAAGGCCAAGTAGACCGGCACCGATACCAATGTTACGACCGTAATGACGATCAAATTGGCGACCAACCGGATGACCAACTCTTGGACCAAAGTGATGACCAGCATAAGAAGGCGAAATAGTGGCAAAAATAATTGCCGATGCGATAAGAATATTTTTCATTTATTGACCCCGAACAAAACCCAGTGAAAAAGCGAAATTCCTAGAAACATAAGAAAAATTATCACCATAGTTGCCGGAATCGCAAAAGCATAACTAAAAAAGTTATTCATGGGGTCTTTTCTATCTTGTTCATCTAAAAAAATAGTATATATAAATTTATGAACAAAATAGTAAACAAAGAACGGAACACAAGCAACAATAGCTCTCGCAAGAATGTCCATTATCAAACCCTCTCAAACAAGAATACACGAAATTCAGTATTGGTCAACCAGTAACCAACTTCCCAAAGATTGCTCAGAACATTATAACGCTTGATCATTATTCTTCTGCTATGCTCGAACCACAGTCGGTGTTCCCACAACAGTTACGCCATTCTTTGAAGTCCCACGAATCTGACGTGCAAACTCAACCGCCTCAAGAAAGCTATCAAACGTAGACTTACGCTCGATAATCAATCCATAAAGCGAAGGTGTATTAACGTCAAGATGTTTGACGGTATAGAGTACCTTGTGTTTATCTTTCATGTCAGACTCCTTTTATTTTATAATGATACCTTATTCATTTTTTAAAGTCAATCGAAAAATGCTCTAAAGAAAATAAAAACAAAAATGACAATAGGCAACCAGAAGATATATAAAAGAGCCTTTACGTCATCCTTGTTCATCCTTCTTACCTTTTCTAGTATAAGAGCCTTTTCCCTTTTTGCTCTTGACGATCCTTTGTTTATATAGGCCAGAAGCAAGAACTTTGGCCATAGGATTATGTTTATGCATCGACCTACTCTCCGACCTACGTTGTTACCTACAGAATATCAACCACTCGACCGCTCTGATCAACGGCGCGAACACGATAATTAGGATACCTTGAAGACAATTGCTTCATTGCCTGGACAATATACATAGAATTGTTCAGCGTCGTCTGATAGGTTACCCAATTACCAGTACCTTGCTGCAGCTGAATATTGATCATGATTCATTTCCATGATGTTGAAGTTTATCCAAACATTCTTGTTTAGTCTTAAATGGTCCTACTATCATTACGATATGACCGTCAACAGACTCCAAACCAAACCACATACCCCAAGTACTTGGGCTGTTATCATCAAAATCTTGCCATGTTCTTATCATGACCTATCTCCTGACCTAGCTATAGACCTACTGTTCGTTAACAGAAAGATGAGCGAAGCAATCAGAAACTCGCTCATCACCATCAAAATAGAACACCCAATCACCAAGCTCTTGTCGGTATTCCTTATTGATATACTCAAAACCACCGTAATACTGAAGAGTACGATCGTTGCTTATGTCAACCACAATTGTTGTACGATCTTCATCAACGTACAAACAATAACCAGCTCTTGAATCCAATCCAAGATCAGAAGCCTTGACATGATCAAGCTTTTGAACGTACCTCTCAACCTTATCGTTTATTGCTTCGACGAAATCGTAACCAGCCAACATGCATGTTTTCCTTTATTTCACAGACCACATATTGATTATACCGGAGTTATTTTTAAAAGTCAAGCGGCTAGCCGAAGAAATTCTCATATTCCTCGTCGGTCATGAGCTTTTCGCAATACATCCAGAGATCACCATCCTGCCAAAGGTTCCAACGATTACCTTTGCTGTCGACAAAGTAAATAGAATTCGTCACCGAATCCCAGGATTCCCAATACCATTCCGCATCGGGTCCCTCTAGAAGAGTTTCAATATCCGAGGGATTATAACCTTCCCAGGACTTACCAGCGTTAACAATTTCAGCGAAATCGCGAGGGAT